ATGAAGAAGGTCACGTTCAATGCTAAGGCGCTCGGCGTGTCCAGGAACCCACATCGCACCGATATGGGTCATACCGAGCGATCTGGCCCGTCGGTAGCCGTCGTGGGAGGTGACACCCAAATTGAGTCTCTGTTTGAGAGATTGGGTTTCACCGATGTAAAGCGCTTCCCACGTATCGGAAATCACAGGTCTACCTAAGACGTAGACCCCCGGAATCGGATTGAACTCCGTCCCGACGGGGTGCATTTCGAACGTGTACGGACGACCGCTCGCTCCGTGCCATATTACGTTTTGTGCCATGGATCTGGCCTTTCAGATTGGCCGGATCAGGCTTGACGCTGCGATTAACACCTGTAGAAAGTACTCGTGAGCTCACATACATCGGCCTGACCCGGCTGGTTACAAATAGAGGCGGCAGGTGGGAAGACCTGACCGCCTCAATTTTTGCTGATATCACAGGCATCTCTACCGAGTCTAGGAAGACACGGCGCTATCCACACCAAATGTGGAATCTTAGGCTAGCGTTAGTGCGTCCACCAGATCAACGTCCGTCCGATCACCTTGGACTTGACCGCCTCGCCCAGCAGGTTCTCGATGAAGAAGTCCTCGAGCTGCTCGAAGCTCAGGAAGCGGCGGCGATTGTAGATCACGCCGTTCTTCTCGAATGTCTTGGTCACGTCGACCGCATGGCGCGCGGCAATGTCGGCGAAGGTGTTTCCGCGTGTGCTTTCCGCGTTCATGCGCTCGGTCCTTCCTCGCTCGATTCCGATGGACATCGCTGAGCTGGATCAGGCGTCCAGCATGATATGGACACGGGTGGAATGCTTCGAGCACTGAACTCGTTCCGGGTCGCCGCGAAGATCGTGATTGCCTTCTCGGCGGATCTGCCAGCCATCTTCCGTCCCGCTCGGAAACTGCGTCTCGGCGAAGTCTACGACCTGGTCGTCCTTCCAGTCGGAGGGGACGCATACCTGTAAATCGAAGATTCCGCGACGGGTGAGTTCTGCGGCGCCGGTCTGCTCGCTCATCGTTTCACGCCTTCCTCTTTTCGGGCCCCTTGGCGGGTCGGGTGATCGCGCCGATCGCGCGCATGGCGGCCGGGAAATCAGCGGGCATGTAGGTTTCGCCCAGGAGCGGATCCCGCGCGGCCGAGTTGCCCAGGACGTCGCCGATATCGTCGCGGCCGACTGCGGCCGAACGGGCCATGACACCGAAGGTCCGGCGCAGGTCGCGAAATTGCAGGGTGGCGACGCTGGGCAGCGCCTCGGCCGCGGTTGTGCGTAGGCGTTGCCAGCGCGTCTGGAACGTCTCTTCGTTGAACGGCGCGTCATTCACCGGATCCGCGAAGATCGGCGCTTCAGGCGCCAGGTCCTCGCGAGCATCGAGCATGGGGGCGCAGGCGTCGTGCACGGGCAGGACGCCCTCGGTCCCGCGTTTCGAGCGGGTCAGCTGCCACAGCCACAGGCGGCGCGGGGAAGCATCGCCGGGAAGCTGCACGTCCTGTCGGCGGAAGTCGGCGCGGCGGGCCAGGATCAGATCCGTCTCGCGCTGGCCGTGATAGGTGGCGAACAGCACCATCTGGCCCATGACCGGCCAGCCAAGCGCGTCTGCCGCCTGCACCAGGGAGTCAATCTCGTCCCAGCTGGCGGTACGCTTGCGCGGCTTCGGCGTGCGCATCTTGAGCCGCAGGCAGGGGTTGCTGTCCTCGGAGCGCCAACCCAGCAGCTCGGCATGGCCCATGAGGCTCGACATCATGCGCACAAGCGCCTGGGCGCGGCGCGGGCTGCCGGTCCGCAGTAGCGCCTGGTACCAGTTGTAGATCACCGGTTTCGTGAAATCCGAGACGTGATCCTCGCCCCACTTTGCCGATATCAGTCGCAGCAGGGCGTCGTAGCTCTTCTGCGTCTTCGGCGCCAAGTCCGGGAAGGCTTCGGCTCGGTAACGCTGGATCACCGCGTCGATCGAGCGGCCTCCGGTGCGCGCCGGCGTCTTGCCAGCGCGGGCCAGGTCGACGTCGCGGTTCAGCTTTTCTGCTTCGCGGATTGACCAGGTCGGCTTGTCGGCTGAGAGCTCGACTGATTTCCAGCCTGCGGCGGCCAGCGCCTTGCCCGGTTCCCACCACACCCGCCAACTGCCGTCGGCTCGGCGCCGCTGGCGCAGTCGCTGGGGCATCTTGGCCTTGGGGATCGGCGGCTTGCTCAATGTAGGGCCTTCGCGCCGCGCTTTCGGGCTGCCGTGCATTTCGGGCAGTCGCACGTCCCGAGCTGGCCGGACAGAAGCGCGGCCAATACGTGGCAGAACATCAGCGTCACCTGGTCGCGATCCGTCCCGATGCCGAGAAACAACGTAACGGCCGCCAGCAAATAATCCGCTGCGACCTGACTGACCTGTGAATTGTCCAGGCCGTCGGCGTCTCGCAGGATGGTTTGGACTTCGGCGCGCGACTGCTGAAAAACCACTTCTGTCATGACCTTCTGGCTCATGCCGTTGCCGCCTTCTGCATGAGACGCACAACGTTCCCGCCGGTCGGCGTCAGCTCGGGCGGCAGCTCGGGCGTCACGTCGCGGGGCAGACCGTTCTGGGCGATCCAGGCAGCGACCTGGCTGCGGCGCCATTTCAGGGGCGACTGCATGTGCGGCATGGGCAAAGGGAAGCGATGGTCGGCCTCGAGCTGGTCGCGCCGGCGCAGGAAGGTGGCGCGGCTGCAATCCAGCATCCGGGCAAAACCGGTGGCGTCGATGAAAGTGGGATCTGGCATGGTCTTTCCTTGTCCGGCCCGCCGCGCTGTCGGTGCGGCGGGCGATGGCGGGGCGTCCGATGAGAAGGATCGGCCGACAGACCCCGTCGCGGCCCTGGCAGAGGCTTACGATGCGCGAAACGCGGGGTTGTTGTCCCAGTGACGGGCGGCCTGGCCGCTGGTCACGCCATTCTGAAGGGCGCGGCAGAGGCGCAGAAATTGGTTGTCAGGCACCAGCGACAGCTGGCAGTCGCGGCTGGCCCGGCGGGTCAGGTCGTTCAGCGTGGCATCGGGCGCGCTGCCAGCGAAGAGCTGCAGCACGCGATACGGATCCAGTTCGCCGTCGAGCATGGCCGCGGCCACGTCGCGTTCGTCCAGGCGGCGGGTCACGGCCGGTCCCCCGGGCCCAGCAGCGGGACCACGTTGGACGGGGTGATATCGGGTACGAGCTCGAGCCCCGCGGCGGCGCGGCGGCGGCTGTCCAGCAGCTCTTCGAGGCAGGGCTGGGCGCAGATGAGCAGCAGCGCGGCCTTGTCCTCGGTCGTGGAGCCAGTCCGCGCGTCTTCGGCTATGCCGATCAGCGTCTCGAGCAGCTGGTCGCTGATCGTGGCCGGGTCGGCCGCGGGCAAGCTGGGGATTTCGCGGGCCGCGCTCATGCCGCCACCCGCGTATCAAGGGGCAGACCGTCGCGGCCGGTGCGCAGGCGCAGCAGCGGCAAGCCGGTGGCCAATGCCACGGTCAGGGCCGTGTCGAAGTCCTCACCCTGAAGCATGAGATTGCCGACCTGGTGGCCGAAGATCGATCCGCAGTGACCGTCCAGGTAAACCCGGGCTTCCAGCAGGCTGACCTGGTAATTTCGGCAGACCAGGCGCGCGGCCAGGTCGAAGCGACGCTCGCGCTCGGCCGGGTTGACCTCGGCCTCGGCATCACTGGCGCAGTTCAGGCTATCGCCGTCGAGGATCTTCCACCGCACGGCGGCCGCGAAGCCCCCCAACGGGTTCTTGGTTTCCAGACTTGGCACGAGCAGTCCCTCCTGTGTGCGGTACGCACTCAGAGGTAAGGTGCCCACTTTGCACCGTCAACGGAAAATTTCCGAAAAACGGAAATCAGTTTGCGGAGGCTTGCCGCACTCTGGCTTCGTAGTCGATGCTGAAATCTTCAATGAATGTGATAAGCTCATGTTCTGGGCGCCCAAGAAATCCGACCGCTTCCTCTGTATCGGGATCGGTCACGGCGCGGGCAAACATCTTGCAGAGTTCGTCTTCGGCCCGCTTCCTGGTGGCGGGTGAGGTCTGCAGACGGCCCTGCCGGATCTTCTGGAGCGTGAAGCCCATGCGGATTGATTGCTCTCTTTTGGGTCGGTGCCACGTACGCTCGACCTTGTCTAAGACCTTGAAGCCGGTCAGCCAGCCAGTCTTCACCTGCCAGATCGCGTCTTCGAAGAGGATCATTGAAGCCTCCAGCTCGCGATGACCTTGCCTCTTATGACGACATTGTTGTGATCTACGACGTAGGTGCGAGCGTCGTCCGGATTTGGTGACGCTGCTACAAGTACAGGGGGCTCATGTCGCCGTAGAATGGTTCGAGCGCGGCCACCGCTGTGCTCGTAGATCTGTGCGAGCACAACATCGCCCGCCTTGGTCAGCTCCGATTGATGCGCATCCACCGCGATGGCATCGCCGGGCATGTATCCCATGAAGGCGAGAGAGGGTTCGCGAACCTGCCAGATTTCGACGCCGGAACGGCCTCCGCCCATGGCTTCGATGATCTGCAATTGTCGGTGGTTGGATGCGTCCCCGTGCACCTTGTATGGCGATGCGTCACCGTCGCTAAGGCTTGGCGTGACAGTCTTGGCATCTTGTTCGCCAAGTACTCCGGCGTGCGACAGCACCTCATCGAGCGAAAGATCAAGCGCGCGGGCGAATGCTCGAGCCCAATCCAGGCTCATCTTCTGTTCACCCGAGTAGATGCGCGAGACGGCCGAGCGCGCGCGGCCCATTTCGGCCGCGATCTTGTCGGCTGTTACGTCCTTGATCTTCTGTTGTTTCTTGAACCAGTCGACATCCATTTCCGCTAAGTAGGCACTCTTCACCGAAAACTGATGTTCGAAAAACGGAAAAATATGCTGGACAGCGGAAATCGACTTCGCCTACATCTTGCGTATGAGTGCGAACCTTACACCAGTTGAAGTAGCAAAGTGCCTACTTGGCACCATAGAGGACGTCGCTATCGCAGCGGGCTTCGACCGCAAAACAGCGTTCAAGTGGGTCAACCCTTCTGCGTGGCGTGATGCTGGCGACATTCCGTCCGCTCGATCCATGCGCCGCCTTCTCGACTACTCCGACGCGCGCGGGCTGGGCCTGACAGCTGAGCACCTTATCCGCGGTGCGACGCGGGCCGAGGTCGATGCGATTCTGGCCGCACGCCAGGACGACGCGGCATGAAGCCGGCAATGCCCCCTTCACAACGAGTCCTTGCCTGGGTGATCCTGACCGGGGTTGCGTCCTGGACGTGGCTGGTGATCGATGCGGTCAAGCGCCACGAGCGGCGCGCCCCTGAATTCGAGACGTCTCAGTCGGTGCCTGCCGATCTGAGCCTCGCGGCCCAATCCTCCCGGGCCGCTACCTCCCCGCGCGAAGGCAGCTCGCGCGGGGATTTTCCCTTCCTTTCGGCCCGCGTTTCGAGCATTTCCGCGGGCCGGGCGGACGCGGCGCCTTGGGGATCGCCCGCCGCGTTCGCTGAAATCCCGGCCCCCACCGGGAGCGCCCGCCCCATCCCCACGCGTCCCTCGCACGGGGCGGGCGCATGACCTATTCACCGCGTGTCCAGGTCGGCCTGCAGGCCTCGACCGTCGCCCTGCGCGCCAAGTCCGGCCAGATGACCGGCGCGGACGTGGAAGAGCTGCAGGCCGTGGCCGAGCAGCTGCTGGCGAAGGACGACGCGCTGTTCCTGGCCGTCAGTGACTTCGCGACGCAGTACCTTCTGATCAGCCACGACCAGCCCGCGATCGCGGAGCGGGGCGCCTGGCTGCTGGATGCGATCGAGCGGGCGACCCGGCCGGATCCGGTCGATTACACGCGGTGCGATATCCATGGATGAGCTGCGCCTGGCCCCAAACGATCACGTGCTGATCAACGCGCTGGCCGCGATTTTCGTGAGCCACGTGCGGCCGGGTCCGCACGAGGACATGATGATCGAAATCGTCCGCGACGCGGTGAAGAAGGCCAACCGCCAGCACCTCTATGTCGGTCCGCTGGTTGCCGCGGTCGAAGATTTCCTGAACTCCTCCCAGGCTGGGCTGGGTGCCAATCACGCGGAATACGCCGTTCGTGTCCGCCTAGTGGCCGTTCTGTCCTGGCGAGCGGGCCACGCCCTGGACGCGCTCCGCGGGGCGGCGGCATGAACGAACGCCGCTATGCCCACAGCATCGACGACATCAAGCACATGCTCCTTGCACAGGTGGACCGGGTCGCTCAGACCTACGCGCCGGCCGCGCCCGGCAGCTACACCGACAAGGGCAAGTATTTCACGCTGAACCCGGGGCGCGTCGATCGCAATGTCGGCAGCTTCTACGTGAACCTGTCCGGACCATACGCCGGACGCTTCCAAGACCACGCCACGGGGCAGGGCGGTGATCTTCTGGACCTGATCCAGCTGCACCTGAACTGCGACCTGGCCGGCGCGCTGCGCGAGGCGCGCGCCTTTCTGGGCCTGGAGACCGTGGATCCCGCCACACGCGCGCAGCGTGAACGCGCCGCGGCCGAGGCCAAGGCGCACCGTGCGCAGGCCGAGCGCGACGAGCGTGAGCGCGCCGATCGCCGCGCGCGACAGGCAAAGGCCCTATGGCTCTCGGGCGTCGACGGCATCGAGGGCACGCCCGTCGGCCAGTATCTGCGCGAGCGGCGGGGCATCGACCTTGCGCGCCTTCCGCGCCGGATCCGCGTGCTGCGCTACTTGCGCGATTGCTTCTACAGCCACACCGATCCGGAAACCGGCGAGGTCATCGAGGGCAGCTATCCCGCGATGGTGGCGCCCGTCGTGGATGCGAGGGGCCGGGTCGTCGCCTGCCACCGGACTTACCTGGCGCTGGGGCATGACGGTCGCTGGGACAAGGCGCCGGTTCCGAAGGCCAAGAAGGTCCTGGGGATGTACGGCGCCGGCGCGATCCATGTCTGGCGCGGAAACCACCCCGGCCCGCGTGGCGGGCAGCCGCCGAGCCTGAAGGACGCGCCGCACGGCACCCGCGTCTTCATCGCCGAGGGCATCGAGGACGCGCTGAGCTGCGCCCTGGTAGTGCCGGAGCACCGGGTCCTGGCCGCGATCAGCCTGGGCAACCTGGCCAACGTGGTGTTGCCGCCGGCCGTGACCCGCGTGACGCTGATCGCCGATCGCGACGAGGGTGAGCAGGCGCAGAAGCAGCTCGAGCGCGCGCGCCGCGCCTTCCTGGACCAGGGCCGCGCCGTAGCTGTCTGGCAGAACGGGCAGGGCGGCAAGGACCTGAACGACGCGCTGCGCGCGGCCGGTGCCGGCGGCGTTGTCGCAATGGGCGAGGGCGCAGCATGACCGACGCCACCCCCCTTCACCAGCTCGGCGAAGAGCTGCGCAATGCACTCGAGGAGAAACCCGATGGTCGGAATGATGACGGACGCCAGGATCGACACGCTGGAAGCGATGAAGCTCGACCGAAAGATGGCGAGGCCAACTCATCCCGCAGTGGCGGCAGCGGTGCGCGCGGTCGTGGACGAGCGCATGGCACGATTTTCGACGGGTGCCCGGTCATACCTCTTGGGGTCAACGGCGATGCCTGCTGGTACCTGGACGTCCGGGGACAACTGAGAGCCGTCACAAAGCACGACAACCAGAAGATCCTGTCGCTGTTCGGCGGACGCCTGGCGCTGCTGGCCCATCACTTCCCGAGCTACAAGCAGGACGGCGAGCCACGCCGCAACGCTTTCGACGCGCAGATGTGCAGCTCTGTCATGATGGCTGCCTGCGACGAATGTGGCGTTTGGGAACCAACGGGTGCCGTGCGCGGAACAGGTGCCTGGACCGACGACGACGGTAACCTGGTTCTGCATGCCGGCGACGAGGTCAAGGTCAAGGGCAAGTGGCTATCGCCAGGAGTTCACGAGGGCAAAGTCTATTCAGCTGCGCCCCGCACCCCTCGCGCCGATGCATCCACCGGGCCCATCGATGAAGACGACAAGGACGGCTCAGTCGATACGGCCGACAGGATCGCCAATCTGATATCGACCTGGAACTGGCGGCGCCCCGATGTCGATGGACAGCTGGCGCTTGGGCTGATCTGTGCGCAGATGCTGGGTGGCGCGCTCAGCTGGCGGCCCGTCGGATGGCTGACCGGCGACCAGGCCACCGGCAAATCGTCCTTCCAACAACTGCTGTCCTACCTGCACGGTGGCGAGACGGGCCTGAAACAGGCCAGCGACGCCACGGAGGCCGGGATCCGCTCGGTCGTGGGCTTCTCGAGCCTGCCCGTGGCGATCGACGAGTTCGAGCCGGATCCCGAGAACCCGCGCAAGACGCGAGCCGTCATCGAGCTCGCTCGCCGCGCCGCGTCGGGCGGCCAAATCTTCCGCGGATCCTCGGACCAGAAGGGCTACCAGTCGAACGCCTACAGCTGTTTCCTGTTCAGCTCGATCCTGGTGCCCGACATGCCGTCGCAGGACCGGTCCCGCCTGATCCTCCTGGACCTGGACCGACTGCCCCAGGGCGCGCCGAAACCCGACCTGAACCCGCGCCGGCTGCGCACGCTGGGCGCCAGGCTGCGACAGCGCCTGATCGATGGTTGGCCCACCTGGGACGCCCGGCTGGACCTGTGGCGCGCGGCCCTCGCCCGTCACGAGCAGACCGGCCGCGCGGCCGACAACTACGCCACCGTCCTGGCCATGGCCGACATGGCCCATAGTGCCGAGCTGCCCCAGCAGGATGTCCTGGACAACTGGGCGGCCAAGATGGCGCGCGTGATCGTCGAGGACAGTACCGAAGTCGGCAGCAACGCCGAGGACATGCTGACCTGGCTGCTGTCGCAGTATTTCGACCCCTACCGACGCGGCGAGCAGTTCACCATTGCGCAATGGATCATGGCGGCCGCCATGCTGCCGGGCGCACCCCCCCAGCTTTCCTCCGACGACATCGATGCGCGCGACAGGGCAAGGAACGCTAATCAGCATCTGGCCAAGATCGGTCTCCGTGTGCAGGGCGAGAAGGAGAACGCGCAGTTGTTCTTGCCCAACAAGCCTTTCAGCGGGCTTTGCCGGCTCTTCGAGGGCAGCGCCTGGGAAAACGGTGTCTGGGCACAGGCCGCTCGGCGCCTGACCGGCGCCGAGCGCACCAAGGCCCTGACCCTCGCCGGCGTCGCGTCGCGTGGCCACTACGTGCCCTTCACATCGATCCCCGGTCTTCTGTCCTTCCCCATGGACCGCGACGGCCGAGACGCCACGACGCCCGCGCGCGACAACCTTCCCCACGACATCGACGATTTAGGCTGACCATCACCATGGCCCGCAAACCCCTGATATCGCGCCGTCTTGCCCGCACCCGCACCCGTAGGCGGGCCTATATTTTCGCGGATCTGGGCCTTTGGCCGGTGGGTTCGGGGCCACGACGCCACGACAGCCATTATCGCCGTTGTCGTGGGCGTGTCGTGGGCGAATATCGTTTGGGATCAATGCTTTACATCGAATCCACGACACCACGACAGGTTTTCAGCTTCTCTCACATGTGTGTGCATGCGCGCGCCCGCGCGATGGCGGTAACGTGTCTTCTGCGTCGTGGCGTCGTGGCTCTCTCTTATCTCTTTGAAAAGATGGAAAGAAAGGTCACGACAAGTCCCACGACACGCCCACGACACGTGGCCGAAACTGTCGTGGCGGCTGGCTATCCCTTTGTAATCGTTGAAAAGGGTGCATTTTGATGCCCGGTCGTGACACGCAATACCAGGCGCTGGCGCGGGAGGCGGCCGAACGGCTCGATCACGATCAGGACCTGGTCAAGCAGCTGTCGCTGCTGCCCGACGAGCAGGACAGCGGCGCGGCGGACCAGGGCGACCGGCCGACGCGCGGCAAGGGCAAGCAGCTGAGCCAGCTGCGCGAGTTCCTGGCGGCAAAGGGCTATCGCCTGCCCGAGCAGCAGCTGGCCGAGATCGCCGGCCTGACGACGGGCAAGGACGCCATCGCCACCGCCATGGAGCAGGCCGAGCGGATCCTGTCCTGGGCGCGGCACGGTGCCGAGCCCGACGAGCTGAAGGACGGGACGATCAAGCGCGACCGCGTGAGCCTGGCGAAGCGGCTCGAGGTCTTCCAGCAGTGCTACACGGCCCAGCTGCGCGCGGCCGACGCGCTGATGCCCTACGGTGCGCCCAAGGTGACGCCCGACGTCCACGTGACCCAGCCCGTTGCGATCTTCACGGCCCCGCAGCCGACCGGCGATCGCGCCGATCGGGCCCGCGACGTGACGCCCGCGAGCCGTCGGATGATGCCTGCGGACGTGGCGCACGAAATGCAGCGAAATCAGCAAGTTAGCGAAAGCGACGTCGAAGTGACGGACGGCGAGGGTCGGACGGAGTGACAAAAGACCAGCAAAATAAGGGCCAAATGGCCACAGCCCAGTTGATCGAAAATCAACCGGTGACGGACGCGCGCGGCCTCGATCGCGCGCACCAGGCGCGCCAGGCGCACGCGCGCGCGACCCCCCGGGGGGGCCTCGCCGCCCCTGTCCCTATGCCCCCCTGTGTGACCCCATACAGCGTTTTGGCCGATCCGCAGGTGGGGCCATGAGCGTAACCTTGGGACGACGGGTCGGGGGGCAGGGGGGCCTCTGGACCGCCCCGAACGAGGGGTGTGGGGGATCAGCGCCCGCTGGCCGCATGGGTGCGGACAATGGGAGTACGGGCGCGCAGCTGGAAGGGCTGTTGGCGAAAGAGGCAATCGCGAGCTTGGACGAAACCGCCCTGGGGCGCAAGTTCGCAGATGAGGCCGAGTTCGACCGGATCGACGACAGCACCTTCCCGGGTCCGATCGCGGAAAACTTCTACTGGTCCGACGACGACGTGATCGGGATCCAGGGCCCGGTCGGATCCGGCAAGACCACGACGCTGATGAAGTCCCGCCGGCGCCGGGCGATCATGATGCCCCGGTCCACGGTCGACGGCGTGCGGCGCTACAAGGTCCTCTTCATCCGCGAGACTTACCGGCAGCTGTGGTCGACGACGATCCCGTCATACCTTGAGACCTTTCCGAAAAGCCTCGGGACCTGGTCCGGCGGCCGCGGCGATCCGGTGACCCACGTGATCCAGTTTCAGGACGAGCACGGGCCCATCGAGTTCACCGCCGAGTTCATGGCGTTCGGCGACGACATCGCCGCGTCCATGCGCGGCATCCAGACCACCGATATCGTCATCAACGAGGCCGACACGGTGCCGGTGGATGTGATTACTGTCGGCATCGGCCGGATCAACCGCTACCCCGCCGGTCAGCATTTCAAGGGCCTGCCGATCGAGCTGCAGCGATATGGTCAGATCTGCTGCGACTTCAACGCGCCCGACGAGGAAAACTGGACCTTCCGCGTGTTCCACAACGAAGGGGAGCGCCGGAAAATGGAGGCCGAGCTGACCATGGCGCTGGAAGAGGGCGCCAAGCCGATCCGTATGGAATTCTTCCGCCAGCCGGGTTTCGGTGAGCCGGGCACGGAGAACCTGCAGAACCTGAAGGCCGGGTATTACGAGCTTCAGATCGCCCTGAACAAGGCGGCGGGACGAAGCGATTTCACCGACCGGCTGGTCTACAACAAGATCACCTATCTGCGCGCGGGCGAGCCGGTGTTCCTGCGAGAATTCAAGCGGCATATCCATGTGGCGCAGGGGACGATCCCCTTCAACCAGGAATTGCCGGTCAGGATCGGGCTCGACCAGGGCTTCAAGGGTGCGGCCGTCATCGCGCAGCCCGCGGGGTTCTGGCGGTGGCGCATCCTAGCCGAGCTGCATTTCCCGAACGAACGCTTAATGGCCCATGTTTTCGGCACGCGGCTGCGCGAGTTGCTGGACGAACGCTGCCCAAACGCTCGGATTGAGGGCGCCTGGGGCGACATGGCGGGCGAGCATGGCGCGAGCCACGCGGCAGATGAAAATGCGACCTGGAACCTGATGGTGTCCCGCGCGGCCGGTTTTCACATTCGGCCGCAGCGGATCGGCACCAATCGCATTCATCCACGGCTTGAGGCCGTGCGTGCGGCTCTGGAGGCCCCGCTGGAAGCTGGCGAGCCCGGCCTTCTGGTCGACTCAAGCTGCAAATACCTGATCCGGGGTTTTGAAGCCCGATACGTCTGGACGGACGAAATCGACCGCAACGGCGACAAGCGCAAGGTGCCCAACAAGCAGCTGACCGAGGCAAACGTCATGGATGCGGGGCAGTACCTGCTGCTGTCGGCGCACCGGGCCGACGGGATCAGCCCCTACATGTCGCGGCTGGACGACAAGCGCCGCCGCGAGGGCGAGGCCGGGCAAATGCCCGGTAGCCGCCGACCGCCGAAGTCCCAGGGCGGCCTGACCACCAGCTGGGACGTCCTGAGCCCCTACGGAGGGATGCAATGAAGTTTCGGAAAAAGCCTGTCGTGATCGAAGCCACGCAATGGTTTCAACACGGTGACCACCCCGCGGTGAAACGTGAGATCCTGAGCCAGTGGGCGACCGAAAAGGTCGGACCCGAGACGCACGGTCTGATCGAGACGCTGGAAGGCGATCACATGGTCAGCCCTGGCGATTGGGTCATCACTGGCGTTGCGGGCGAGCATTACCCCTGCAAGCCTGAGATCTTCGCGGCTACCTATGAGCCCGCCAATCGCAAGTTCGCCTTGAGCTTCAGCGAAGCGCTATCTGCTCTGAAAGCCGGAGCAGCTGTCGCCCGTGAGGGATGGAACGGCAAGGGCATGTGGATTGCGCTGACGCCTGGATCCGCTTTCGAAGCGAAATACGCGAAATGCGGCCATGCAGCTGCAAAGCGTGCTTCCGAGATCCTTCCCGACGAGGAAATCGAGCTCCTGCCGCACATCGACATGCGGGCCGCCGATGGCTCGATGGTGATCGGCTGGCTGGCCTCGCAGACCGACATGCTGGCCGAAGACTGGATGATCGTGGCGGTCGGAGAAGGGCAATGACCGAAATTCAGAAGATCCAGGCGCGCGCGGTGCAGCGCTTGGGATGCTTTGCGATCGAAGGGCTGATCCTGCTGAACGCCTTGATGGCGATCGTGGGCAACCTCGGCGATGGCGTGAACCTTTGGTTCATCTGCGGACTGATCGCGGCCGCGGTGGCGCTGGCGATCAGCTGGGCCATCGGCATGTTCCTGATCGCCGACCCCGACGCTGCGATCGCGGAGACGCGGGCCGTGATAACGCTTCAGGGCGTCATGCCCATCGTATCGCTGGTGCTGTTCTGCGCCGGCTGTCTTTTCCTCTGACCGAAAGGAGCCACCCATGGCCGAGACGACCAAGAAGAAGCCCGCAGCGAAGCGGAAACCGAAATACGACACCGACGAGTTGCGTCGCATCGCCGACGTGATTTCCGGGTTCCCGGATCCGGGCCGCACCGACCTGATCCACCGGCTGGAAACCGAAGAGGGCATGAAATCCCGCGAGACGTCCGAGGGCCGGATCTACGTGAAGATCGCAAAGCTCGAGGTCGGCACGCGCGGGCCCATGGGGCAGGCGATCCAGAATTGGGGAAACCGCGCGCGGCGCATTGCCCAGGGCCTGGACTGACGCCATGATCGAGGCCGCCCCCTTCGACAACCACGCCGCGCTGGCGATCTTCGCCAGGCTGGACCACAGCGATTGGCTGGAAGCCCAGGCGGTGCGCGGGGGCGGCGCCGATCATCTTGATCTTTTCGGGGACTGGCGCGGGGCGCAGGCCGGTGCGATCCTGTCTCTGGTCCTGCGCGATAGGCGGCGGGGCGGCGAGCCCTTCGCGCTGCTGATCCTGGGGAACACGGGCCAGGCGGGCGTCGCCCAGGCGGCCCTGCTGGCCCGGTGCCACCAGACCTTTCGCCGCGGGATCGCCGCGGCGGCGGTGCAGATCCGCCGCGACATGCCTGTCTTCTGCGTCGAGGCCGGGATCCACCGTGTCGAGGTGCGTTGCTGGGATCGTCACCCGACGGCGCCCGATTTCCTGCTTCACTGCGGGTTCGAATTCGAGGCCAGTTTGCCCGGTTTCGGGGCAGGCGGGGCCGACCGCTTCCTTCAATTCGCCTGGACCAATCGAAAGGACCCCTGAAATGTGCATGTTTTCCAAGCCTGACATCAAAGCCGCGCCGCAGATCATTGCGGCCAACCCGAACCGCGAAGCCACCCGCGGCGGTGACATGGAAGCGCGCCTGCGCCGGGCGCGTGCCAGCCGGGCGTCCTCGATCCTCACAAGCCCGGTGGGTATCCCGGCCGGGCAGACCACCCGCCAGCTGGGGGCGCCGGCATGAAGCCCGACCAGGTCATCGCGCAGGATCCGCGCGCCCGGGCCGCGATGGACCGCTGGGGCGAGCTGATCGTCGAGCGGCGCCGATACGAGCAGGACTGGGAAGACATCGCCCGCCTGATCCGGCCGCAGCGGGGCGGTTTCGGCCTGGACAGCCCGTCCATGCGCGAGCTGTCGAAACCCCTGTCGAGTGTGCCCGTGACGTCTCACGGCAATTTCGCGGCGGGTATCTATGCCGGCATCACCAACCCGGCCACGCGCTGGGGCGGGCTGCGCACCCCCGATGACGATCTCAACCGTTGGCCACCCTTCGCCGACTGGCTGGACCGGCAGACGGCCAAGGTGATGGCGAGCTTCAGCCCGTCGATGTCGAGCTTCTATCCATCGAGCTACCAGGCCTATGCCGATCTTTCGGCCTTCGGCAACGCCGGGACCTACGACCAGATGGACCGCGAAAACCGGCGGTTCCTGGACGTGACCTTGTCCCTGGCCGAGCTGGTCGTGTCGGTCGATTTTCACGGCCGTGTGGACGAGGTGGTGCGGCGCTTCAAGCTCACGCCGCGCCAGGCCGCACGGGAATTCAAGGCGCTGCCGCCGAAAGTGCAGGAGCTGGCCGAGAAGGGCTCGACCGAGAAGCACACGTACTACCAGCACGTGGTGCGCAATGACCAGTTCGTGCCGCGCGCCCTGGGGCCGCGGGGCAAGCGCTGGCTGTCGATCTATGCCTGCGAGGTCGAGGAAAGCCTGGTGCGCATCGCGGGCTACGACGAAATGCCGTTCAACTTCCCGCGCTGGGACGTGGACAGCGGGATGACCTACGGCACGGGGCCCGGCTTCATCGCCCTGGCATCGGCCCGTGTGAACGACCGCATGGAGGACGCGACGCTGCGGGCGGCGCAACGCGCGGCCGATCCGACCCGGTTGGCGCCCGATCGCGACGCGGTCCCGCTGAATGGCACGTTCCGGCCGGGCGCAGTCGTCTACGGCGCGATCGGGCCGAATGGACAGCGCCTGGTGCAGTCGGACGACGCTACGGGGTCGATCGGTCTGACGATGGAGGAAAAGCGCGCCAAGCAGGAAGAGATCAAGGACGCGTTCTACTACACGGTCATGAGCCTCACGGGCCGCACCGGGATCTCGGACGACGAGAACCGCGTCATCGAGGAAGCACGCCTGCGCAACTGGGCGCCGCATGCCGACCGGATCATGGAGGAATACGCCGCACCGAAATTCGAGCGGCGGTTCCGAATGCTGATGCGCGCGGGCCAGATCGATCCGGCGCCCGAGGGGACGCCCGGCGACGTGCCGCTGCAGGTGCATTACACGTCGCAGACCGCCCTGGCGCTGAAGGCGTCGGAGGCGTCGTCGGTGCGGCGGTATATCCTGGGCGACCTTCTGCCGTTGGCGCAGGTGAAGCCCGAGCTCCTGGACCGGATCAGCGCCGATGATTACGCCGAGGTCCTGCACGAGGCCAGCCCGTCGCTTCCGCAGCGGCTCCTGGTACCGCGGGAAGTCGCGGCTGCGCGCGCGCAAGCCCGTGAGCAGCAAATGCAGGCCATGCAGGCCACGCAGATGGCCAAGGATGGCGGGGCGGCGCTGCGCGACATGGCGCAGGCCGGTGCGGCCATGCAGGGCGGGAGCGCAGCTGATGGCAATGATTGATCGGATCAAAGCCGAATATTTCCGGCTGGCCAATGAAGGCTACGAGTTTCAGAAAATAAAGATCACGAACGATGCTTACTGCACTCTGATGCGGCAAATGTCGCTGGAGAGTTCCGTGACGGCTTCAAGCGATTGCACTAATCCAGAACCCGTGCCGAAGCTCATGGGGATGCCGATCGAGCGGGTCCCCGTTGGCGCACTTGATGCGCCGTGTTGGCAGATCATAACGGGGAGACATCCGTGAAAATCTCCAACCCCCTTGCCGTGCTGCGGTCGATCTTTCCGCAGCACGCGCCCGAAGCGGCGACCGGCTTTGCCGCGCGATGGAGCCGGGCGTTCGCCCGCGACGAAGAGCTGATGGGAGACTTGATCGTCCACGGAGGCCTGATGGTGACCCAGCCCGTCCAGATGGATCAGGGCTTTCCGTCGCCGGCGCCGATCGATCCCTATCGCCTGGCCTACGAGGCCGGACGGCGCGACCTGGCCGTGCAGCTGCTGTCGGCCGGCAACGTCACCCACACCGACATCCAGAACATGCTGAAGGAGCAGAGATATGACGATTAATCGCTTTTGGGGGCGGCCCGGTTGGCGCGAGATCCTGCGCCAGGGCGAAGGCGAGGGCGGTGCCGGCGGCGGTACCGGTGGCGAGGCGGCGGGCGGCGACGGTGGCGCCGGCGGCGAAGGGACGGGCGGCGATGGTGGGACCGGTGGCGAAGGAGCTGGCGGCACCGGTGGCGAGGCGCCCTGGTGGAAGGGCGATCGGTTCAACGATCAGACCCGACAGATGCTGCAGGCAAAAGGTCTGACCGTTGACGATCCGGTCGAGGCGATCGGGAAGCTGGCGGATTTCTACAGCAATGCCGAAAAGCGCTTGGGCAAGCCCGCCGATCAGCTGATGGACCGGCCCAAGGAAGGGCAGGACGTGGCCGAGTGGCTGAAGGCCAACGGCGACGTGTTCGGGATCCCCGAGACGGCCGAGAAATACGACATCGCCAAGCCCGAGGCCTGGCCGAAGGATCAGCCGTGGGACGAACAGCTCGAGGGCGTCGCGCGAACGAAGGCGCACGAGCTCGGAATGACGCAAGCCCAGATGGCGGGGATGACCGAGCTCTTCGCCGGGCATATGGCCAAGATGGTGGGCGATGCCGAAACCGAGGCAGGCCTTGCCAACACCAGGCTGCAGGAGGCGCTGCAATCCGACTGGGGCGACCAATACAGCGCGAAGGTCGCCCAGGCGCAGCAGGCCGCCAGCGCGATCGCGGCCGAGGCCGGGCTGGACGGCGACGCGATTTCTGCGCTGTCGGGCGTCCTGGCCGCGAAGACTGGCGACGCCAACACGATCAAGATGTTTGCGGCTATTGGTCAGATGATGGGCGACGACAGCGCGGCCGGTATGCGTACTGGCGGATCCACCCTGGGCGTCACGCCGGCGGATGCGAGGTCGGAGCTCGAGGCGATGATGAAGCCCGACAGCGACTACCAGAAGGCGATCAAGGCGAAACGGATCGGCCAGCCCGGGCACGATTTCGACCGGTTGCACAAGCGCTATACCGAGCTGTCGAAGCTCGCGGCCGGGTAGTCGCCTTGCCAACGTGATGGTTGTCCACTTGAAACTCGACTCCAACATATGAGTTCTGCCATGCTTTGCATATGCGTCGATTCTGGACCTTTGTGTGGACTGTCGGAACCGGTATTCCCGGTCTCGTCGGAGCATATGAATTTTACTATACGCTTCCGGGATGGCTGGGCGCGTTCTGGGAGCAGCACATGAGTGGCGTACCGTGGTTGCCCTTCGTCTCTTTGGGTCTCTCTGCCATTGGTCTTTTTGTACTGATTTTCTGGAACCGCATATTCGCGGGAAAGCGCGCAGCTGATCAGCGGACGGATGAGACACCAGAACCTAACGCCGCGGATTCGTATTCTCACTTTGATCAAAGTATCAAGGTGAAAAAAAATATTGGAAAGATCTCTCCATTATACGACAATTCAAGAGGAAACCAGCGAAATGGCAGAAGATGACGAGTATAAAAAAATCTACGATCAGAGCGTTAACGTAGGAGAAAACAGCGGTACCGTTTCCCCCACCTACAATAACACCACGATCAACCAAGAGGTCGAGCCGGAGCTAGAGATAGTAGAGGGTCCGACGGTTGAAGAGTGGCAAGGCAACAAAAAAGTGACCATCATTGCTCGATTGACAAAACCTGTTTCAAGACTGTCCGTTCAGGCGCAAGGTCAGAACGTAACTGGTCTGGGAATAAGGCGACCGGTAACGGATGGCGCAAGTTCAACTGTTAAACCCGGTCTAAAGAAATGGAGTAATCCGGAAGCGGGTGTCGTTGAAGAATCGTTCGAAAACGCTTCCGGCACTTATGAGATCGCTGCTGTCTTCACTGATGGACCCGAGCCAGTTATTGCCCATAAAATCGAGCGCTAGGTAACGAGCACAATCACTCATCCGGTCTAGCATTTGAATAAAACCCTTGACATGGCCGCTAGATTTGCGGCCATGTTCCGTTTGAAGGGTAACCCGTGCGTCGGGTCCTTCTGCACCGGATAAGCTCCGGCGGTCAGGCCACGATACGGTCAGGGCGGGTCCGGTTGCCGGGCAACCCCTCCGAAAACTCACACACATGATTTTTCGAGAGGGGTAGGGCATGTCCTATCGTCAATTGGTCGAGCCGCATCACAAGCTGACCTTCCAGAACAACATCAAGATGACGGCGCAGCAGATGTCGAACCCGCTGCGCGCGGCCGTCACGACCGTCACCTGCACCGGCGAAGCGCAGGACATGGCCGATCTGATCAACGAGATCGACTACCTGCGCGGCGAGGACTACGGGCGCCGCAACCCCGAGAACCCGCCCAGGCGTTCGCGCCGCTGGCTGGTCCGCCCGGGCGTGATCGAGAGCGGGCAATACATCACCAAGGAAGAAAAGTTCGACCAGTCGCAGGATCCCAGCTCGCAGCTGGTGACTGCGCACCTGAAGGCCGTCGAGCGCGGTGTGTTCGATACGATCCTCGGGATCGAGAAAGCGACGGACGGGACTTTCCGCCTGCATGGCGGCGGCATCCTGGGCCCCGTCTTCGAAGGCAAGACGCCGACCAGCACCGTGTCGCTGCCGGCCGCCAACTACATCGCGTCCGATTACGAGACCCCCGGCACGCATGTTGGCCTGACAACCGGCAAGCTGCGCGCCGCGACCGAGGGGATGGAGCTGGAAGAATTCGGGCTCGAGACCGACGAAGAGGTCTACGGCCTGATCACGCCCAAGCAGAAAACCGACCTGATCAATATCGCGCTCGAGACCAAGGGGTCCCTGAACGCGTTCGAGGTCGAGACGATCCGCGAAGGCAAGCCCACGCGCCTTCTGGGCGTCAACTGGCTGTTCACCAACCGCCTCCCGCGGGATGCGAACGGCCGTCGGCTCTGCCCCTTCTGGCTGAAGTCCGAGATCGTCTGCGGCTTCTGGCAGGACGTGCAGGGCGACATGTGGAACGACACGGCCGCCAAGAACCTGCCCTACGCGCATGTCGACTGCTACCCGGCCGCCGGCCGCGTGCAGGACGGCGGCGTGCGGGTCATCCGCTGCGCCGAGTGATCTAAGCGGGCCGCCCAGTGCCCGCCGGGCGGCCCCCCTTCTGACCTGTGAAAGGAGGGCGCACCATGCCCGTGACCAACAAGACTTCCAACCTGATCCACGATCCGATGACGCCGGGCTCAGTCCCGGCGGATCCGCAGAAAGCTCGAGGGCGCCTGATCGTCGCCACCGGGACCGTGGAAAACGCAGCCGACGACCTGAGCGGGTCGAAGTTCCACCTGGCCTCGATCCCGTCGACGGCGCTGCTGCATGAAGACACTGCCTTCGACGTGGAAAACTGGGGTTTCGCCCAGATCGTCATCGGCACCGAAAGCGACACCGATGCGCTGATCGATCAGACCAAGGCCACCGAGAACATCGTCACGCCCGTCGCCTTCGGTGACGCATCGCACGGCCTGATGATCTGGGAGGTGCTGGGCCTTGCCTCGGATCCCGGCGGCAATGTCGAGCTCTGGGCCCATGCCGAGGCCGACGCCACGGGCGCCGGTGCGCTGCCGTTCCGCGTCGCGTACCTGGCCCCCTGATCCAAGCGGCCCGGGCTATCCGCCCGGGCCGGTCTGACCCCGAGGGGCGCGCGTGACCGTCGACATCGCCACCAGCACAATTGTCGCCCAGGCCTTCGATTTCATGGAGAAGGCCGAGATTTCGTCGTTTGGCGATGAAAGCTCCGAGGCTGCGAAGGCCGCCCAGGTCTATCCCCGCGCCCGCGACATGGTTCTGGAACACTACGATTGGTCGGCGGCGCGAACTTTCGCGAGCCTGCCCGAGGCAACGGCCGTCGCGCAGGATCCGGATCTGCCCGTGGGATACGTGCTGCCCACCGATTGCCTGATACTGCGCAGCGTCCGATCGCGCGACGTATGGCGGCAAGATGGACGCTTCATCCGAGCCATGCAGGCTGGCGGTCTGGACATTCTCTACACCCGCAGGATCGAGGTCGAGGCCGAGCTTCCTGCCTTCCTGCAGACGGCCATCGCCAGCCAGATGGCGGTTCTTCTGTCGCCGAAATTCGTCGGCTCACGGACGAAGCGGGCAGATCTACGTGTCGAGCTCAACGATCTTCTGATGGCGGCCAAGCGACATGACAGCCACAGCGCGTCCGGACACGCGATCGATGCTGCCATGCCCGATGGCGATTGGGTCTGTGAGGCCCGGTTGTGACCCGGGCGCGCGTGGTCCAGAACACGTTTTCGGGCGGCGAGATCGACCCGCTTCTGTATGCGCGGGACGACTTCCAGCGGTTCAAGACGGGGATGTCCGCTTGTCGCGGTTTCATCCCCCTGCGCCAGGGCGCCTTCGCCAGGGCGCCGGGATCTATTCACCAGGGCAGCACGCGTCTCGATCTGCCGGCGCGCCGGATCCCGTTCGAATTCGCGCTGAACGACGCGGTCGAGCTCGAGTTCACCGACGGCGTCATGCGGGTCTGGCGGTACGGTGTCCTGGTGCAAAGGGACGGCGCGCCTTTCGAGCTGGCCACGCCCTACCAGGAGGCGGACCTTCCGAACCTCGATACGGCGCAAGACGGCGATGTCATCTACATCGTCGATGGCCGGCAGCCGATGCACAAGATCAGCCGCCTGGCGCTGGACGACTGGACCATCGCGCCGGTGGACTTTCAAAGCGGTCCCTTCCGTATCCAGAACCTGGACGAAGCGAAGACCATCCAGTGCAGTGCCGTGTCCGGCAGCGTGACGGTCTGGACCGGCAGCCCGCCCACGGGCGATGCCACCGCCGATCAGTCCCTCGCGATCGGAGATCTGTGTCGTCACGACGGCCGCGTCTACACGTTCTTGGGCGTTCGCACCGACGGCGGCGCGCTCGGCGATGGCGCTGTCGGCCCGACCCCGCCGACCCACACGGCCGGCGAGCAGGATTACGACTGGGGAACCAGCCCCGTCTACACCGCGAGCTGGCGCTACGAATACGCGACCGCGTCCGAGGGCAATATCGACCTGACCGCCGTGGGCGACGTCTTCCGCGATAGCCACGTCGGAAGCGTCTTCCTGATCCGGCCCACCGACTTTTCCAATGTGCCCCTATGGGTCGGAAACGACGGCGATGCCCGGAACGGCGACCTGGTGACCTATGACGACAAGATCTACGAGCTGGTCGCCGGTGATCATTCGGGGATCAATCCGCCCACCCACGAGAGTGGCACGCGACGCACCGATGCGTCGAAGGACACCAAGTATCGTTTCGTCTCGACCCTCGAGGGTGTGTTCCGTGTCACTGAGGTTCTGAGCGCCAACCAGGCGCGGGCAGAGGTGCTGCGCACCATCCCGCAGCCCTGCATCGACGATCCCAGCTACCGCTGGTCCGAAAGCGCGTGGTCGGACGACTATGGCTACCCCCGCGCGATCACGCTCTACGAGCGCCGCCTGTTTGCGATTTCCTCGCCCTCCGAGCCCCGTACCGTCTGGGCGTCGACGCAGAACGCCTTCGAAGATTACCTGCCGGGCAGCGATGCAGATGCGAGTTTCGCGTTCGAGCTGGAAAGCGACGGTCGGAAGAACAGGCTGTTCTGGCTGCAGCGGGCGCGACGAGGCCTGTTCATCGGGGCGCTCGGTGAAGTCTGGCGCGTGTTTTCGAGCGTATCGGGCGAGGCGATCGGTCCCACGACCTTCGATACCGAGCTGGTGGCGAATGATGGCGTCGCCGACACGCCGCCGATCCTGGCTTTCGGGGACCCGGTCTATATCTCGCGCGACAGTGCGCGGGTGAACCGGATCCTCTACAGCTTCGAGGAAGACGGATCCCGACCGATCGAGCTGTCGCTGCCCGCCGCGCATTTGGGCGCGCGGGCCATCGTCCAGATCGTCTGGCAGAGCGCACCATTGCGGACGGCCTGGATGCGAACCCGGGACGGGGATCTGATCGCCATGGTGTTCGATCCCGACCAGGATGTTCTGGGCTGGGCGGTGGTGCCGGTCGCGGGTGGTCGGGTCATCGATCTGAGCGTCAGTCCGAACGCCGCCGGAACGGCCGACCAGGTGTCCATGGTAGTCGAAAGGACTGTCGCGGAAACCACCCGGCGATTTGTCGAGGTGCTGAGCGATACGACGCACCTCTTCTGCACGGTTTCGCTTTCGGCCGATCCGGCGCGCGAACAGTTTCTGGCGCCGCACCTGGCGCTGACCAGCCTGCATGCCTGGACCGATGTCGGGGACCAGGGCGGATTGTCGGCGGACGCCCAGGGCACGGTGCAGCTCGCCTATCCGGCGACGCGCGCGACCATCGGGCTTCTGGACCAAACGCATTTTGCCGAGACGCTTCCGATTTCAGCCCCGGCGCGGGACGGCGACGCCCGTGGCCGGGGCCGCCGCTTGCATAACGCCGCAGTGGCCATCCACGAGACGGCCGGCGGACGTGTTCAGGCGGTCGAGCGCGATGCCGGCGGGAACGTGCATCTTGGGGCGGCCAAGCCGCTGGTGCGCCGGACCGTGCTGTCGGATGCCCGCACGACAGAGAACGCGACAATCCTGACCGACGTCCAGTCGGGCACCTGCAACGACGTGCGGCTGCGCTTCACACCCGAAGGCGCGGCCCCGATGACGGTCCTCGCCTATTTCGCGGACATTGAAGAGATGGGTCCCTGATGTGCGTCCCAACGCTCTTGACCGCCCTGGCGGGCGCAGGTGGCACCGCCACCGCAGCGGGCGCAGCGGCCGGGGCTGCGACGGCGGGTGCCGGCATTGGTGGTGCGCTGCAGACGATTGGCCTTCTTGCCAGCGTGGGCGGATCCTTCGTGCAGGGGATCCAGGCCAAGAAGACCGCGGAAGCGCAGGCCGATGCCCTGGAAGTGCAGCGACAGGAAGAGGCGCGCCTGAACGCCGTCGAAGACTATCGCACCCGGAAGAAAATGCGCGCCCAGACAGCTCAGCAGCGTGCCGGGTTTGCAGCCCGGGGCGTGTCAGCCGGAAGTCCCACCGCCATCTATTTGGGTCAGACGGCCGCGCAAGAGCTGGCTTTTGCATCGCAAAGCGTCCGCCAGCGCGGTGCGGCCACCGACACGGAGCTGTCGAACAGCGCGCGGTTGGTCCGTGCGCAGGGTAAGCAGAGCATGATCCGCGGCATGTTCAGTGGCGCGGGGCGCCTCTTGCGCGGGGCGCCAGAGGTCTGGCCGGAGCTCTTGGCATGAGCCGCATGGTCGTTCCCACGGCCGGGACCGATCCCGGCCGCGCTGCCCGCGCCCCGCAGCTGCAAACGCCGCAGCTGGGCGCGGCGATCGCCGAGCTGGGCGATACGGCGCTGCAGGTTGGCACCGCGCTGGAAACCGATCGCCTGCAGCGGTCGCGCCAGCGCAACACGATCGATCTGACGGCCGACATGAACGATCTGCGTCTGTCGGTCGAGGCCATGGGCGATCCGGACCAGGCCGAAGCCGCCTGGCAATCAGGGATCGAGGATCTGCGCGGCCGATACCTCGGCGGACCCGATGGCGCGCCCGGTGCGGTCGACCCGAAGAACGCCGCCGATTTCGAGCTCACCTTCGACGAGCTGGCAAATCGCCAGGGCTTTTCCCTGGGTAAGCGCACCCTGGCGCTGCGGCAGTCCGAACGCCAGGCGAATTTCCTGCGCTATTCCGACACGGCGGCGCGGGTCGCAACCAGTGCCGATCCCGAGACCCGCGCGGCCCTGGTCGCGGAAGGCGAGGACATCATCGCCCAGAACCTGGCCGCCGGTGTCATCGATGCCGAAACGGCCGAGCTGCAGCGCCAAGGGCTGCGCGGTGATATCGCGAATGCCCGGGCGATCGGTCTGATCGATGAGGATCCACAAGGGTTCATCACGGCGGCCGACGCTGGCGACTTCGATGGGCTCGGAGGCGAAACGCTGGCGCGGTACCGGACCCAGGCTTCCGGCGCCCTCGAGCGCCAGGCGGCCGCGGCGGCGCGCGAAGCTGAGAAGGCCGCCGAGGCTCGCCAGCGGGAGATCGGCGAGGACCTGGTCGCGATCCGCGAGATCGCCGCCGCCGGACGCGAGGCCGTGGACGAGCGCAAGTTGTCGGATCCCGCCTACCAGCAGCATCCGGGATACGGCCGGACGGCCGCGGCATTGGATCTGCGGAGAGAGCAGGGCCAGCTGCAGCTGAAGACGCCCGGCGAGCTGCGCGCGTTGATCGATGCCGAGGAAAAGCGATCGCTGGCGCGCCCGTGGCAGGCAGAACGGCTCGAGGTCCTGCGCGGGGCGCTGGACGACACACTGGACGAGTTCGCGAAAGATCCAATCGCCACGGCCGCGGCGCGTGGTCTGATCGATGACACCCCGCTGGATTTCGACAACGCGCCGGCCGGCCTGGCCCGCGACGTCGTTCGCCGCGTACGGGAAGGCTACGAGCTGGCTGACGCGGGATATACTGAAACCGCAACGGTCTTCACCGCGGAAGAACGCGTCGAGCTCAAGACCCGCCTGCAGGCGACCGAGGATCCCCGCCAGCGCGCTTTGCTGGCAGCTACGCTTGCAAGCACCCTGCCGGCCGACGGGCCCGATAGCCTGGTCGGCGTGACGGGCGATCCGCTACTTGGTCACGTGGGCATGCTGGCCAGCGCCAGCGGATCCGTCGGCCTGTCGGCCGAGATCCTGCGCGGGCAAGAAGCGCTGGCGCGTGACAACATCAAGCTGCCGCCGATCGCCGATCGCGCGGAGACGGCTTTCGGCGTCATCGAGACGGTCTTCACGGACATCCCGGGTGGCGAGGCCTATCGCCAGGCGGCCGTCGCCGCGGCTGACGCGCTCTACGCGCGGCGCATGGGCCGCGTGGATCCCGACGAGGGCTTCGACGAGGATATCTATCAGCAGGCTTTCCACGAGGTGATGGGCGGCATCGGCAAGGCCGACAGCAGCTCGGCCCGCGGCGGTATCCAGGACGTGCGGGGGATGCGGACGATCCTGCCACAAGGCGTTGCCGCCGACCGCGTCGACAACGCCCTCGATCGCCTCGGCATCATGGAGGTGCCCACGGGGCCGCGCCAGACAGCAACCAATCAGTTCGATGCCGAGACGCTTCTGACGCAGCTCGGGCAAGCCAGCAACGGGCAGCGTCCGGACATCATGGGCGAGCTTCCAGACGCCGCGACCATCGCCAGCCTGCAGCTGCAGGCGGTGGGTGACGATACCTACGTGTTCGTCCGCCCCCGTCGGAACGGCCGGCCAGAGGTGCTGCTGAACGATGCCGGCGCACAGTTCACCTTCAGCCTTCGGGCCCTGATGCAGGCGGTGTCGCCATGAGCTTCATGCTGCGCAACGCCGAAGCCGCAAGCCAGCTGGATCCGCTGACCCGCCTGCCGTCGGATTTCGGCGAGACGTTCAACGCGGGCGTGACCGCCGCCCGGATCGAGATGGACAGCTTCAACCGGCGCAACGTCGATCGACAACGGGCCATCGCGGAGATTTCCGACCGGCTCGGCTCTGCCTATGGCGACGGGCCCGGGTTCACCGTCGGATCCTTCGACAGGATCGTCGACGCTCAGGTCGGCTACGCGACCGATCGCGTTGCGGCACTGCGCGAGAACGATGCCGACGGCCGCTACGACGATTTGCCAGCTACGCCGGAAGAGTTCGAAAAGCGTGTGACCGCGCTGCGCCAGGCGGAATATGAGGCGCAGCAAGACATTCTGGACAATGGGAGTGCGGCGGCCGGCATCCTGGGTGGCCTGTGGGCCGGGGTCACGGATGAAAGCACCCTGGCATCGCTGCCCTTCGGGGTCGCGGCCGGCACGCGGATCGGCGTAGCGGCCGGCGTAGAGGCCGGCGTGAGCGTGGCGACCGAGGCGGCCACGCTGCCGCGTCAGTTCGCCGTTGCCGACGAGCTGGACCTGCCCATGGGCGTCGGTGACGTGGCATTGTCGCTCGGCACGGCCGGGATCCTCGGCGGCGCCTTGGGTGGCGGCGTCGCGGCAGCGCAGCGGTATTTCGATGTGCGGCGCACGCGTCAGGAAACCACCGGGACCCGTCGCCCGCCCGAGGCCGACCAGGTCACCTTCGGCGACGCTGTCGATACTTCCGAAGAGGCCATGAACGAGGGGCGCGAGGTCGACATCGATCCGATCTACCCGCCCGGCCAGGTCATTCCCGAGAAGATCCGGAACGGGATCTTCGCGGGCGAGAGCGGCGGTGATTATGACGCGCTGTTCAGTTTCCAGAACCGACCCGGCGGACGCTTCGCCGATGTGAAGCTGACGGAAATGACCGTCGACGAGGCGATCGCCTTTTCGGCCCCGCGCGGTCGATACGGCCAGTGGGTCAAGTCACGGATCGGGCGGGTCGCAACGCCCATGGGGGCCTATCAGATCGTCGGTACGACGCTCCGAGCTGCCAAGAAGGGCCTCGGCCTGCGCGGCGATGAAGTCATGACCAAGGCGCTGCAGGATCGGCTGGGCTGGTGGATCTGGCGCCAACAGGGGACGGAAGCCTGGGAAGGATACCGCGGCCCCCGTGACACACCGGTCAGGCCGTCAGGCGGCGCCGCGCCGGATGCCGGCTCTGCCGATTACATCACTTACGGCGATCGTCGCGGCTATACCCAGCGCGGACAGATCACGGCCGGCGACGATCTTCGGATCGATGTGGATTACGAGGTGGTCGACGCGCGATCGCTGGTCCGCGCCAGCGGGGATCTGCAGCCGCGCGATCGCAGCCGTCGATCGAGCGATGAGCAGGTGGCCGAAATGGCCGCCAGGCTGGATCCCGCGCGGCTGATGCCCTCGCCCGAGGCCGATCGTGGCGCGCCCATCGTCGGGCCCGACAACGTGATCGAAAGCGGTAACGGACGGGTCATGGCGATCCAGCGCGCCTTCGAGCGCAACCCGAACCGGGCCGATGCTTATCGCCAGCAGATCGAGGCCGCAGGCTTCACAATTCCCGACGGCGTTGATCAGCCCGTGCTGATCGCGCGGCGGAGCTCCGATCTGTCAGCCGAGGCCCGCAAGCAATTCGTGCGTGCCGCCAACAGCTCGGCCGTGGCGCGCATGTCGGCGACCGAGCGTGCCGCAGCCGACGCCCGGGCCATCGATGCCGATACCGTTGCCCTCTTCGATCCGTCGCGTTCCCTGGCGGCAGCAGAAAACCAGCCCTTCGTGCGCCGCGCCCTCGATAGCATGCCGCAGGCCGAGCGCAGCGGATTGGTCGATGCAAGCGGCGCGCTGAATGATGAAGGGCAACGGCGGATCCGCCAGGCTCTTTTTGCACGGGCTTTCGACGCGCCCGACATACTGTCGCGCTACGCCGAAACCGGCGCCGGCGATTTGTTGAGCCTGATGGAAGCGCTCGAGCAGTCGGCGCCTGGCTGGGCCGCGCTGCGGGGCGCCGTCAGCGACGGCCGCTTGCGTCCTGAATTCGACGTGACGGCCCATGTCATGGACGCGATGCGGATCATCGCGGAGGCGCGGGTGGTCGCAAAGGCCGGCGGCCGGCCGGCCGATATCCTGGCTGAAATGCTGGCCGATGAAGATCTGTTCGACGGAGCGGTCGCACCCTTGACGGCCGCGCTGGCGCGGCGGTTCTACAAAGGCGGCCGCGCCGCCCGGGCCGACCAGGTTACCGACCTCTTGACGCGCTACGCGGCCGAGGCGCGTCGCATCGGCACCACCGACGCCGCCTTGTTCTCGGACACGCCCGGCCCGCTGGACGTACTGAAGGCGATCGATAGCGAGGCCTTCGGCGAGTTGGACACGATCGGCGCGGCGCCGGCAGCGCGATCGCAGCCGATCGCGGCCGCGGCGGATCCGGCCGACGTTGCTTTCCCCGATGGGGCAATGAGCGAAGAGGCCGCGGCCGCGGACGCTGCCCTCGAGCAGGGATTTACCCGGCCCCTGTCGCGCCAGGCGACTGATCCGGTGACCGAGCTGCGGCAGATGAAGGACGATCAGCCGGCCGACAGCCTGGATGAACTGTATCTTTTGGCCCCGGGCGCGAAGACGCAGCTTGACGAACTGGGCGACCGCATCGCTGCCGATGCCGGCGCGACATTCACGGCAGCCGCGCTGAAAGACATGGACACCGCCGCGGCCAAGATCGAGCGCAAGCGTTATCGCAGCGTCCGCGAGCTGACCGACATCGTGCGCGGCGGGTTCCTAGTCAATACGGCCGAACAGGCCGACCAGGTCGTCGAGAGCCTAAAGGGCAGCGGTCGGATCATTGACGAAGGGTGGTCACGGACCCCCGAGGGCTACGCCGATCGCAAGGTCCTGTTGCAGACCGAGAGCGGCCTGATCGCGGAAATCCAGATCTGGTCGCCCGAGCTGTTGAAGGCGAAGAAGGCGACGGGTCACAAGCTCTACACCCGCGCGCGGTCGTCGAGCGATCCGGATGAAATCGAAGAGCTGACGCAGCAGATGCGGACGCTTTATGCCGAGGCGCTGAGCCGCGAGGACCCGTCGATCGCGAAGCTCTTCGGCACTTCGAACGATCCGAACGCGCCCGCGAACCTGTCGACCAGCGCGGCTTCCGACGGCAGCACCGATGCGGTGTTGGAAACGTCCAGCGCGTCGACCGCTTCCCAGGTGCCGTCGGGCTCGAGAAGCGCCAGTGCCTCGCCCCGGGCGGCTGAGAACAGCACCGCGGGTCGGCCGTCCCAATCGACGAATGTTCGATCTGACATGGGGGATACCTCCACCCCAGATATAGGGGATGATGGCGCGCCAGGCAATACGGGCGGCCTCGAGCTGGCCGAGGATTTTGCCGACCTCGAGATCACGCTGGACGACGGATCGCGCATGAGCGTGCGCGAAGCGCTGGACGACCTCGAGGCCGATGACGCCCTGCAGCGCGCGATCGACGGCTGCCCGATCGAGGGGACAGCCGATGGCTGATATGCGTAAATGTCTGACCGATGCGCTGGCCGCAGGGGATATCGACCAGGGCCGCGCGGACGCGGCCCGTGCGGAATACGAACGCCAGGTGGCCCACTACGAGCGGTTTTTGCCGCGCCACCAGGCCGAGGCGGCCGCCGCTGCCGACCTGAAAGAGGCAACCAGACGGCAGCGGCGGTCGCGCAGGCACATGGTTCTGAACCAGCTGGGCAAGATGCGCGAAATCAAGGCGCGGCTCGAGACGACGCCTGATGTGGCGACGGCGCTCCTGGACATGTTCGAGACGGTTCCGGGATCGACCTACGAGGGGCAAAGCGTGCGGTTCCTGCAGGACGCCATTCAGGCCCGCATCAGGGCCGATCTGCAGGACGGGCTGCGGGCATATGGCCAGAACGTTCTGGGCCGGTCCCGTGACCCGGTGATCCTGCGCAACGTGGTGCGCGAGCTCCACGGCCAGGACAGCGGCAGCGACATCGCGAAGGCCTACGCCGCATCGGTTCGCAAGGTGCAGGGCTGGCAGCGCCAGAAGATGAACGCGCTTGGTGGTGATATCGGCGAGCTCGCCGATTACGGCCTGCGTCACACCCACGACGCGCGCGCGATTGAGGATGCCGGCTTCGACGCCTGGGCGTCGCGGATCTTCGACAAGCTCGACTGGTCCCGGATCGATGATTTCTCGACGGGGCGGCCCTTTGCGCCCGAGGGCAAGACGCCGAGCAAGGCGGCCGCGCGGGCGTTCCTCGAGGACGTGTATCGCGGGATTACCACGCGCGGATGGGACAATCGCGAGCCTGCCATGACCTTCGGTGGGGCGGCCATGTATCGCAAGCGCGACGAGCCGCGCCGGCTGCATTTCCGAGACGGCGACGCCTGGTGGGATTACAACGCCGAGTTCGGCATGTCCGACCCGCTGGCATCTATGCTAGGCCAGCTGGACGTCCAGGCCCGGGATATCGCGCTGATGCAGGTATTCGGGCCCAACCCGACCGCCGGGTTGGAATACGCGACGCAGGTGGCGACGCGCCGCGCAGAAGTGTCGGGCAATAGCCGACTGAAGGAGGGCGTCGACCAGCGCGTAAAGCGCGCCCGGGTGCTGCTGGCCCATGCCAGCGGCGCAGTGAACCAGGCCGAGCACGAGGGTTGGGCTCGGTTCTTTTCTGGCATCCGCCACCTGAACGTGGCGACCAAGCTGGGATCTGCCACCCTTTCGGCCGTATCGGACCTGGCCACGATCAGCACGGCCGCAACCGTCATGCGCGGTCACCCCGGCAACATGTTGAGCCGGGTCGTGGGGCAGGTGGCATCGAGCGCGAGCCGCGAGGACGCGCAACGCATGGGGTTCGTGGCCGAGACGCTGATGTCGATCGCGTCGACCTCGGCGCGGCTGACGAACGACGTGGTGGCCAACGACACGCTATCGCGCCTGTCTGGCTTCACCATCCGCGCCAGCGGGTTGGGTGTCTGGACGGATACCTTGCGCGTGGCGGTGCAGATGGAAACGGCCGGCCACCTGGCCAGCCAGGCTGGTCTCGCGCTTGGCGATGTCGACGGCATGCTGCAGAACCTTCTGCGCCGGCACGGCATCACCGAGGCCGACTGGGATGCCCTGCGCGCGCCAGACGGCCGATATGTGACCGATGGCGGCGCCGACTTTATCTCGCCCTTCTGGTGGCTCGAGCACCAGACCGCGCTGCCCCGGGCCGAGGCCGAGGACCTGGCGCTTCGCTTGCAGGCCGCACTGGCCGACCAGGTCGAGCTGTTCATCCCGTCGAAGCGGATGCGCGCGACTGCAGCTGTCCGGGGAGACACCCGCCCCGGGACCTTTAGCGGTGAGCTTCTTCAATCGACGGGTGGGTTCAAGAATTACGCTTTCAGCTTCACCATGGGTCAAATCGCAATTTTCAAAGCGATCCCGACGCCGCTGGGCAAGGCGAAATACCTGGCGGTCATGGGCAGCTCCACGCTGGTCATGGGCGCGCTGGCGCTGCAGCTGAAGGAGCTGGCGAAGGGCAGGGATCCCCGACCCATGGACGAGGCCAAGTTCTGGCTGGCGGCCGAGATCCAGGCGGGCGGCCTCGGGATCTTCAGTGACTTCCTGTTCTCCGAGAAAAATCGCTTTGGCGGCGGGATCGAGCAGACCCTTGCGGGACCGGTTGCCGGGTTTGCTGGCGACGTGATCCGCCCGATCGTGGCCAATACCACCGCCGCGATCGAGGGCAATGAGACGTATTTCGGTCGCGATGCCGCGAATTTCTTTCGATACAACACGCCGATTTTCTCGAGCTTGTGGCCCGGGCGTGTCGCCTTCGATCGCTTGGCCGCCGACCAGCTGCAGCTGATGCTGGATCCCGGAGCCCGCGATGCCTGGCGCCGCCAGGAACGCAATCGCGAGCGCACCTACGGCAACCGCACCTGGTGGGATCGCGGCGCAGCTGCGCCCGACCGGGCCCCCGACATCACCAATGCCCTGGGAGATCTGCAATGACCGTCGACGTCTTTACCGCGCCGCCGAGCTATCCGGACATCCAGTCTGCAGGTCCATACCCGGTGACGTTCGAATTCGCCGCAGCGGCCGACATCGTTGCCCGGGTCACCGACCTCGCCGGCCTCGAGCAAACGCTTGCGCCCACGAGCTACACGATCCTCCCGCAAGGGCCCGCGGAAAGCGGTGCGCTGACGCTGACAGCCGAGGCCTTTGCAGAGCACCAGGGCAAGCGGCTGGACATCCTGCGCGCCACCAGCGTGCAGCAGGGCTGGGTGGGCACCTCGGCCCGCGAGCGCGGGCTAGAGCGCCAGCTGGACCGGCTGGCAATGGCGGCGCAGGACAACTCCGAGCGCACCCGCCTGGTCCCCCAGCTGGCCGCGCCGCCGGCAGACGGACAGCGCAGGACGCTGCCCGAGCCGGAAATCAATCGTATCCTGGTCGGCACCGAGCGCGGCTGGGAGAACGGGCCGAGTGTCCTGGTGCTCTCTGAGGCGGACACGATCATTTCGACGTCGAAGGTCGAGGTCACACCGTTCAGCATTACGGCCGACGGCACAGTCGGGCCCTTCGCGCTGCCGGATGATCCGATCGCCACGAAGTATATCGAGCTCTGGATCGGCGGCGTGCGGCAACGGCCCACCACCGATTTCGTCCTGGTGCCCATGGCGTCGTCGCCATCGGGGCAGGGCGTCCGGCTTGTCGAGACGGCCGCGGCGGGGTTGGCGATCGACGGCAATATCGTCACCCCGTCCGCCGGCGTCTCAGCCACCGACGCGGATCTGATCGGCACCGACGAGGGATTGTCGGTCGCGGAGTGGCTGCGGCTTGGCGGCGGGTTCGCGGGTCGCGCCGCGCTGGTCGCGTGGTGGGCGCTCTTCGCATCCCAGGTGCCGGGCGGCACCAAGGTGAGCGCCGGCGATCTGTCCTATGTGAAGATCCCGGCCGGGCATGTCCTTTTCGGGACGAACCCCATCGCGGATATGGCGAACGCGATGCCCACGGTCGAATGGATCGACCCCGGGCATTTCGGCTCGATCGGCGAAGGCGACATGGAGGCCGACAACGCGGCATCGCAGGCCGCGATCAACTTCGCCAGCGCCATCGGGGGCGGTATGGTCGAGCTGCCCGAGGGAACGTTCCTCGTCGACGGCGCGAAAGGGGATCAGGAGACTTTCAACGCCAACCTCGGCGGGGGCTTGCGGCTTCTGGATGGCGTCGTGCTTCGCGGCCGGGGGATGGGAAAGACCATCCTGCGGAACGCGGCCAACGAGTGGCGGTCCGTTATCGGCATTCGCGGCATCCGCAATTGTGGCGTGATGGATCTGACCATCGATGGCGATTGGCCGGCTCTCGCGCCGCACCCTACCGATCCGAAGCGCGGCGAGGGGATCATCACCTGGAACGACGCGACTTCGCTCGTCAACGCGCGGATCGAGCGCGTGGAGTTCAAAAATTGCGCTCACTACGGGTTCGGCGGCCAGAACGTCAGCCACGAGGGCCTGACGCTGAAAAGCCTTGTCTTCGAGAACATCGGCGGCGATGCGATCGATATCAAATCCTTCACAGTGATCCTCGGACTGCCTGTCACCCCGGACCGCATGACCTCGATCCAGCAGATCTGGATCAAATCCTTCATGCAGAACCCGGATCACGATGATCAGGCGGGCCTTGACATTCGCGGGACGGTCCGTGCGGACCATATCTGGATCGAGGAAACCTGGGACCTGAAGCCGGGTCAGACGCGGAAGACCGGCATCCGCATGAACGCCCCGGTGAATGCCAGCAATCGGCTGGGCGGCGCCCGGTCGGTTCTCGGTTTCCACAACGTGACGTCGACCAAGCCCGTAGGCAGCGGCAACACCACCACCGAGTTCATTACCGGCGTCGAGGTGAACGATGCCTATGTAACCCTGACGGGTGGCACGGTGTCTGACCAGTTCTATGGGTACCGCGCGACAGCGAACGGCGACGGCTTGCCGGTCGGTCTGTCCGGGCGCGGGCTGAACGCAATCCGGTGCCGAGGGACTGGTGGGGCCGGGCGCGGCCTGGATTTCGGCGCCGATACCCGCCACTGCAACGTCGAAGCCTTCGCGGACGATTGCGACGTCGCTTGGGATACTGGTGGACTTCAAAACAGGTTCGTCGGTTCCGCGCGAAACTGCGGCACCGGCCTGCGCTACAACAGCGCCAGCGCGAACGTCCATCAGATCCAGTTCGAGGGCTGCGCCACTAACGTCGAGGACATTGCGGGCGTCTACGCGGGGTCGGGCAACATTTTTCCGGGCTCGGTGTCCATCATCGGGCCGCGAAACAACTGGATCGACATCGTCGCGACCGCCGATGACAGCGGCTGGATCGACGAAAACGGCAAGGCTGGCGGTTTCCGCATCTGGAAGGCAGACACCACGGGCGACAACGATGGCCTGTTTCTGGAAGCCTCCCTACGCTCGACAGGGTCGACCGGCGGCAACTTCAATATGTGGTTCGCTGTCCAGGATGGCGCCGGCAATTTGGTTGACGTCATGCAACTGGACGATGCCGGCGTGATCTTCCTTGTGCCGCCGCAGGCTCCACCGAAAACGGTCGCGGAGCTGGCTACCATCTCGGTGGCCGATGGGTCGATCGCCTATGCCACCGACGGGCGGAAGGCCGGCGAGACCGCTGGCAACGGCACGGGCGTGCTCGTCCATCGCAGCGGCGGGGCCTGGCTGACCTCCTACGACAACACCGCAGTCCTGGCGTGAGGGAGTAATCATGGCCCTACTGGATACCCGCATGATCGACTGGGCGCCCGCGGGGGGCGTCCGGATCGCGTCGCCTGCCTTTTTCGCGTCCGGCTCGGTCGTCCCGTCGATCCTCGGGCACAACGGCCGCGTGTTCCTAGGCGACGGCTACCTGCACGGCGCGCAGGTGGATGGCGCGGTCACCGGTGGATCGTGGCTCGAGCTGATCGGCGACACCGCACCGACCGGCAAGGGCTGGGATTACCTGCAGGACCTGTTCCGCATGGCGGTCATCACGTCCGTCGGCGGTGCGATCAGCGGCGTGGCGCGGACAAGCGACGATACGGACGCGATCGGTGTCGCTGCCATCGGTCTCAACCGGCACGCCTACGCGACCGGTCGCAAGGGCTGGAGCTACTACGGCGATTTCCGCAGCCTCCTTGGCGCACTCGGCTTCGGCATCGAGCAGAACGTCAGTATCGAGGTTCGATCCGAACACGGCGCTTCTGACCCGCACAAGGCGCCGGGCCAGGGCCTGGTCCAGGGTATCCGCCTCATGGCCGGGTCGGACGCGGCGGTCTTCGGCCGGTCCTATGGCGTACCGGCCGGTATCTTCCTCGGAGATAATGGCGCGAAGTTCCTTTCGGGGCTGGTCTTCGGCTTCAACGCCCTGCTTCGCGACGGCGAGGAAGACAACCCGTCGGCCACGGGATGGACCGACGGGAACGCCCACGCCATCCGCATGGCCTACCGCCACATGCTGAGCTGGTCCTCGCGCGACCCCGACGTGGACGGCGTGCGGCCCGAGGTTTTCAGCATCGCCAGCGCCATCCAGAATTCGGCCGTGCGGATGCAGATGCTTGTGTCCGACGGCGGCCTGGCGATCGGCGAGCTGATCAACCCAGCCAGCAACCTCTTCGTGGTCGCGTACCAAGCCGCGGCGACTGCCCACGTTCGCGTCGAGGCAGCGACCGGGTCCGGCGCCCCGCTGATCAGGGCGGCGAACGCGCTGAATGACAGCCGCAACCTGCACCTACAGGGGCAGAACGGCGGACTTGTCGCCTGGGGCGCCTACACAGCCGGAGCGCCGCCAGCGGCCGACGGCTTCATCCGGGTCGTCACCTATGACGGCGATATTCGCGACATCCCGTGCTCAACACCAGCATCCTAAGGAGCTCACCATGAAGATCGATTTCGGCGCCATCCTTGTCGGACCCACCGGCCAGCCCTGGGAAGAGAAGATGTTGCCCAGCGACGACGAGAAGAAGCCCGTCACGCTTGGCATCCTCTGCGCCTTGGCGGCTGATCAGCCGCCCATGGACCCACGGGATCAGAACAAGATCCGCGACCTGACCCTTGGCGGATTGGTGGCGCCTATGATGCAGGGCGGGGTCCTCGACCTGAAACCCGAAGAGCTCGTCATGGTGCGCGAAGCCGTGATGCAATTTCACCCGGCGACCCGTCACTTCAAGCGCCAGGCGCACGACATGCTGGACGGAAAGCCAGCCGAGGGAGGCTGACCCCCGTGTTCGACAAGCCCCACGAGTATTGGGCCGCGTTCATCGGCATGGTGGTCTACATCTTCATGCGCGACCGCAAGTCCGAGACGCTGATGGCGAGCGTCGGGAAGACCATCGCCTCGGCCCTGCTGACCCTGGCCCTGTCGCCAACGGCCGCGGCCTATACGCGCGACAACGAGATCCTCGCGGCCGTCGCACTCATGGCCTTCATCCTGATTGCGCTTGACGTGGGGACCGCGCTCTTCAGCGACCGCGACTTCGTCAAGGAGCTGATCCGCAAGAAATTTGGGGGCGGCAATGGAAAAAACTAGGGTCGCCGTTCGGAAATCCCTGACGCCGTTCGTCCTGGTGGCGCTGATCGTGGGCTATGCGTGGACCGAGCGCCTGCCGGAATACCGCTGGTATCGCGACCTGATGGGCATGACGCCATTTTCGGAGGTGTCCGTCTCTGCGCAGGAGATTGCCCGCGGCGGCTTGGTCGTTCAGGGCTGGATGCGCAAGGACCGCTGCGAGTTCGATCATCTCACCGCCTATGTGATCCGCAACGATGGATCCCGGGCCTGGGCGCCGCTGGATGTTTCTCCGGAACACGGCGTCTGGCGCGGTGGAAACCGCCCGCCATCCGACAGGATCGAGACCTGGGGCCCGTGGGTCATCGTCCGGCCTGAAACCATCGAGCCGACCGGCTGGGAGATCCTGGTGACGCACACCAATTGCCCGCGCGGCCCGGCCCGTCAGACCAACACGTTCGCCGCAGGCGATTGGCAAGACCAATGAAAGGACATGGAATGAAGATCGCTATCGTCATCGGGCATAACGCCCGCGCCCAGGGCGCTGTTCGCATCACGGATGGCCGCACAGAGTATGACTGGAATGGCCAGTTGGCCGAGCTGATCCGGGCGCACGACCCCGAAGGCGTGCGGATCTTCCGCCGGGATCCAAGCGCCGGCGGGTACAGCCGCGAGATCGACAAGGTCTATGCCGAGACCGATGCCTGGGGCGCCGACGTCACGGTCGAGCTCCATTTCAACGGCTCGGCCGACCCGCGCGCGACAGGGTGCCTGACGTTGTCCAGCGGGACGCCCGGCAGCATGGCGCTGGCGCGCGAAGTCCAGGCCCGCATGCTTGCCGTGATGGGCAACGAGGACGACGGCGTGCAAGTGCGCGGCAGGCATGACCGCGGCGGTCGCTCCTTGTGGCAGGGCAGGGCGCCCGCGATCCTGACCGAGCCTTATTTCGGAGGGAATGCGCAGTTCTGCCACGCGGCCGACGCCAACATGGACGAGCTGGCCGAAGCGATCTATCGCGGCTGCATGGCGATTGCGCCCGCAGAGCAGTGCGCGGCGTGAAACAGATCTTGGCATACGCGCTCTGTGCGGCCGTGCTGGCGCTTGGAGGGGCCGCTGGATGGGGATACGTCCAGACGACCCGCCTTGATGCCCAGCGGGCAGAAAACGCGACCCTGCGATCCAGCAATGCCGCGCTGCTGCGGCAGGCCGACCAGGCGCGGACTGCGCGCCGGGTCGAAGCCGCCCGCGCCGAGCTCCAAGCCCAGGAGGCCGCCGAGGCCCGCGCAACCATCGAACATCTGCAAACCGCTGACATGGGGGAGTGTGCCGATGCGCCTCTTGATCCTGCCATTCTCGACGCTCTTGGCCGCGGGCGCGTGCCAGCCCGAGCGGATCGTTTACCTGCCACCACAGATCCCGGCCGAGACGCTAACGCCCTGTCGGATCAGTGAGCGGCAAGCCGAGACCTACCGAGATCTTGCGGTGCTGGCGACAGAGCATTTGACCGCGGCCCGCTGTGCAAACGGCAAAATCGAAACCATGGCTGAGATCCTGAAGGAGACCCCTGATGCCCCGCAACAGTGAAGACGTGACGCTCGATGCAGATGTCTGGACCGAGATGACCAATGCCGATGCCAGCGTCGTGTCCGCGCATGTAATCGATCCGAAGGGAAAGGAGATCCGGATCATGGGTCGACCGGACGACACCCCGCCGACTGGAACCGACGGGCGGATCATCGGCACGGTCGATCGAGAGATCAAGATCGACCTGGTCGAAGCGTTCGGGCCCGGGACCGTTCGGCTTTTCGGCCTTTCGGCCTCGAGCGATGCAACCGTGAACGTCGATCATCGGGACATCGCCTGATGCGCGGCCGCGCCTTCCAGCCCGGTTTTCAGCCGGCTTTCCCGCGCGCCTTTCCACGCGCGTTCGGAGCGGAAGTGGCCGCGGCCGTCATCACCGCCACCACCGCGCCGGTCATGGCGAGCCTGGCGGACGGCGCCACTTTGGCTAGCGGGTTCACTCCGGGAGTATACACGTCCAGCGTGGGCACGATTAGCAGCCAGGTGGCGACCTACTATCTGAACGGCTCGCCCGTGGCCGGAACCACGACGATAGGCGAGGGCGACACCTACTACGCCATCGAGACCGTGACGAACAGCGAAGGCAACAGCCAGCCCTTCGCCACTGCGGCGCAGACCCTGCCGGTCCCGCTGAGCATCGGCACGCTGGCGAACGTGACAGAAACCCAGGCGGCCGGCGGAACCGTGCAGGTGGCCCTGTCGGCCAGCGGCGGCACTGCGCCCTACAGCTTCAGCTCGAACGTGGGCAGCGTCTCGGGCTCGATCCTGACCCTGGCGCTGGACACGGTGCAGACGACGGCCGTGACCGTCACGGTGACCGACGACGTGGGAGCGACGGCGCAGGACAGCTTCACCTTCACGGTCGAGGCGCCAGCGGCGCCCGCGCCCATTCTGGACACGGCGTCTTTCGATCCGGCGACGAACACCCTCAGCTACACCTACTCGAACAGCGTGACCGGGTTCCGTCTCTACGCGGCGGCCGCCACAGCGAGCATCGCCGTCAACACGGGCAACCTCTACAATGGCACCGGCGGCACGGGGGTCCTCGAATACACCAACAGCCCGATCGGGGAGGGTGTCACGAGCGATTTCACCACGGCGGCGGACGGCGCGGTGCGGATCGCGATCTGTCTGATCCGCGAAAGCGACGGGGCCGTGGCCTCGAACATCATCATCCTGACCGTCGATCCGCTGTCCATCGGGGCGAGCGGCGGAACTCTTACGGGACTGGCGCACCAGGTCACGGATACGTTCGGGACAGAGAACGCGCAGCCCTACACGGTGAGCGGCGTTCCCATCGGCACGGCGGCGGCAAACCGCTGGGTCGTGGTGATGACGACTGTTGGCTTGCAGGCGGCGACCGACGTGCAGCTCACCATTGGCGGCGTGGCGGCGCAGCCGCTCGGGACACCGCAGAGCAGCGGTGCGCTGCGCATGCTGGCCTTCAAGGCCGCCGTGCCGACCGGCACGACAGCCGACATCGCCTGGACGGACAGCCAGACGACAGCGGACCCGTTTTTCGACATCGGCCACGCAGTCTACACGATGCTCGGGGAGCCGGTTCTTCACGACGAGGCGTTCGATGACACGCCGGCCACGAACCAGTGGGCCGTGCTGATCGACGTGCCGGAAGGTGGCGTCCTGATCGGTATGTCGCGGGACAACTTCAACTCGAACCTGACCACCTGGACCGGCCTGACCGAAGACGCGGACACCGGCACGCGCATGGTGGCCTCGGGCAGCGCTAGCGGTCTGAGCGCAGAGATCGACCGCCCCGTCACGGTCACCAGCGACGGCGGGGCGACCGATTTCGAAGACGGCTTCTACGTCATTTCATTGGAGCTTGCAGCGTAATGCCCTCGATCATTTTCGATGGAACCCCGACTGTCATCGTGTCCGGAAACGTGACGATTACCGTGGTCCGACGGTCGAGGTCGAATGCCGGGTTCGATGTGGCTTTCATCGAGCTTGACTTGAGCGCGACAGGGTTTGCGCAGGGCAACGACGGGCTTCACAGGCACGAGGTCTACCTGGCGCTCGACGGCGACGTGATCCTGTCCAGCGTGCCGTTCGCGACCGCAGAGGGCAACGGGAACGCGCGCTACCTGATCGGGCCCGACGCGATGATTTACCTGCCGACGGAAGGGACGCACACCCTGACGGTCCTGGTGCGCGAGGTAGGGGCGGACATGGTCCTGACCGGGCTGGGGGCCACGGGCAGCACGACGATCTCCGTGGGATCGGAGAACGCGGCCTATCCAGGGCAAGACACGATCTGCCTCTCGCCCTCGGGAAACTTCGAAGGTGCGCCCGCAGGCGCCCGGCTGATCACGGGCAACGACATTTCGGCGGCCATCCGGGACTGGTCCAACGGCACGACCGCGCCCAAGCGCATCATGCCGCGCGGCGGTGAGACCTTCGTGCAGGCCGCGCAAGCCGTGACCGGGGGCGATCTTCTCATCAAGGCGTTCGGCACGGGCCGCGCGCTGATCCCGAACGCGGGAGGTTTCAACCTGTCGCCCGCAGCCACTGTCGCGGCCTACTCGCACGACTTTCGGCTGTCCGGCCTGGACGCAGACGGGCCGTATGACAGCCTCGCGGCCAGCGGCCCGGACACGAGCTTCATCGGCGCGCTATTCCCGAACACCCCGCGCAACCTGATCCACGTCGACAACTGCGACATCCGCGGCTTCAACTTCCACACCAATTTCGCGGATGACGGGGCGCACCTGGACGTGGGCTTCGCGGCGACCGACAGCGTGTTCAAGGACTTCGGCCACAGCATCTTCTACCAGTTCCAGACGCGGGATTTCGGGCTGGTTGGCGTCGATTACGGCGCACTGGACGGCGCGCGGACGGACCAAGGCAACAACGGCGGGTTCCCGCTGCGGATCGACACCAGCCGGGTTCAGAGCGTCAGCCACAGCCAAGGGACATCCGGGCACGGCTGGTCGGGCTGGATCAACGGCGAGGTGGCGATCCAAAGCATCGGGCGCTTCGGGACCGGAACGACGCGCACTGATCGGATCAGCGTGACGAAAAGCGTTTTGCGCGGTGGATCCACGATGCTCTCGGCCGGCACGGTGGAAGAGGGCGCGTCCTCGATCCCGCGTGCGAAGGCGCGGATGCGGGTGGAGGGCAACACCTTCATCGGCGATCACCAAACCTCGACGATCGCGAACGTGAGCGTGTCGCCGTTCCTGATGCGCAACAACAAGGCGTTTCTGCCGACCATGGCGGGCCGGAACGGCTTCGATCCTGCGCTCCTTCAGCTGGGGATCTCGAACGGCGACGGCGCGGCGGAACCGAGCCTGTTCACGGGGCTGATCGCGCTCATCCACAACACGGTGGTTAACGACCTCGACGGGCCGCTGACCGAGCTTGTGAACCCGCAGACCAGCTACACCGATGTCGTGGTCGGGAACAACGCGCTGGTCGAGGCGAACCTGGGCACGCCGAACATCAGCGACGGGCCGCTGGACGAGACACCGATCTACGACCCCAGCACCACGGGCTACGTCGATGGGACCGGAACGCCAGTCGCGGGCACGGGCATTCCGTCCGATGCGAGCGGAACGCTGGTGCCGCAGGTTGGCGCGGGCGTGATCGAGGATGCGCTGGGGCCGATCACATTCCGCGACGGGGCGAACGTGCAGCGCGCCGATCCGGCCAGCCGCGGCGCCCTGGAACCGGCGTGAAGCTGGGCGGAGCCGTAACCTATTGGAAACGTTCAACCCAAAAAAACGCTTTAGATCGACTAAGATACTGTTTTAATTAGATTAATCTTTGACTGTTAATCAATTGGTCGTAGGTTCGATCCCTACCGCCGGAGCCAAAATTCCCTAAGTGGTTGATTTCATTGGATGAGCCCCGACCGGAGTCGGAGCCACCTGTGCACGTGCACAAATTGGTGCACAAACGCGTGCCCGAACCGGTGCACGGATCCCGACTCCCGGATGCCCTGGAACCGTTTTCGGAGCACCTGCCATGGCCGGAGTCGCACACACCCCCCATCTCGAAAAACGCCCCTCGGGCTTCTTCTTTCGGCGCCGCCTGCCGAGGGCGCTCGTCGAGATATCGAACCCTGGTCAAAGTTCGGCCATCTGTCTCAGCCTGCGGACCGACGTCCTCTCCGAAGCGAAGATCCTCGTCGCGCGCCTGACGGTGCTCACCGACGCGGCCTTCGCGCTGACGACGGAGAGACCGGTGGATCATCTGAAGCCCGAACATGTTGCCCTGCTGACCGAGTTGGCGCGCTGCCAGATCGCGGCGCACGAGGCTCTGCGCGCCTCCGCCGAGCCGCGTTCGGAAGAGGCGGCGAATTTCGCGGCGCAGACCGAGCGTGCGACCCAAGATATGCTGCGGCGTGCCCTCGCGCTCGGCGACCGGACACCGGTCACGGATCCCCTGCGCGAGATGGCGAGGCAGTTCGGCGTGACTCTCGACGTGAGCACCGCTGACTGGCGCGCGCTCGCCTTCGAAGCGCTGCGGGTCATGCTGGATGTGTCGCGCGAGCGGGAGAAGCGCGAGGTCGGAACCTACGAAGACGTGACGCCGATCTTCCGGTCGGTGATGGCGCGCCGCTCGGCCGCCCCGGGCGCTGTCCTGCCCCAGGTTGTCGCACAATCGCACGCGCCCGCCCTGACGATCCCGGCAGCAGCTGCGCCTGGTGCGGTTTCCGTGCCGGTGTCAACCATCCCGTCGGGCACCGCCCCGGCCGCGCCACAGGTGGCCTCTCCGGCTCAGACCCCGGCCCAGGAGGCTCCCGCCACGCCGAAGACGGCGGAATTGGGTGTCGCGGACACTGTGTCCAGCCGAACGCCCAGCCACGATCGCGAACCCGAACCTATCGTTGCGTCGCCCGAGCCGGCGCCGAAGGCTCCCGCCATGCCGCGCGAAGAACCCCGGATCCTGATCGATCAGTCGCTCCTCTCCGACAAGGCGCGCGCGGCCCTGGCGAAAGGCCCCAATATCGAGTTCCGAGAGGCGTTCGACCTGTATTTTGAGCTGAAAGAACTCGGCTATGGGGACAATTTCGAAGCACGTCAGAAGAGTTTTCCGGACAAGGGTCGGAACTGGGTTCGGTCCTCGAGGGGCAACGCAAGGAAAGCCCGCGATATTTGGGTCGATGTCTTGGGCAACCAACCGCTCAAACAGATCGACTGGACGGAAGTCGACGGTGTCCTGAATGTCATTCGCCGGATCCCCAAATACCACGGCAAGAAGAAGAACCTTCTCAATACGAAAGGTTTCCGCGATCTCGTCGAGCGTGCCGACGAGCAGGAACTGGCCACGGCGATCGCAGCGAAGGAAGTTCTTGCCGCAAGAGGCAAGGTGACGCCGGCCGAACTCGAACGCGCGGCCCTCGACGCGAAGATCCCGCGGCTGCGTGTCGCGACCTTCCTCCGCCACGGCCGCATGGCGAACCGGGTCGGCAAGATGCTGAAGGCCATGAAGCTCATCGAGGAGAATCCGTTCGAGATCTGTTCCTGGACCAACGACGAGGAGAAGGACATGAAGGCGAACGAGGAAGATCGCTCGCGCATGCTCTGGGACGACAAGATCCAGAAGCTCTTCGCCTCTCCGGTCTACCAGGGGCAATGCGAGGAGAAGGATTACCCGCTGTTCTGGGGCCCTCTCATCGCGCGCCTTGCAGGCTGTCGCGCCGAGGAAATCCTGCAACTCGGGCCGGAGGATTTCGGCTCGGAGAACGGCATTGCCTATTTCACGGTGCGCAACGTGACCGGCAACCACGTGAAGTCCACCGCCGGGGAACGTCGCATCGCCGTGCACCCGAAGCTCGTCGAGCTCGGACTTCTTAACTTCGTGGAGATGCGGCGGCGGCAGAAGCAGTCGCGCCTGTTCCCGAACCTCAACCGCGGCCAGACCAAGGACACGTTCTCCGAACTCTACAGCAAGGCCTTCGGCTACTACCGCAAGACGAACGACTGCTACTGGCCCGGGCTCGACTTCCATGCGTTCCGCACGACATTCCACAACGACCTCGGCAACCTGCTCTGCCCCGACATGGTGCGCCGGCGCCTGATGGGGCACGAGAAGCCGGTCGACGAGGGTGACGGGTCCTACACGCGCGAGATCTGGGTGAAGACGCTCCACGAGGTCATCAGCCGGATCGACCTGGATATCTCGAGGATCAAGAGCCCCTTCGCTGCGCAAAAGGCCGCAGCTCCCAAGCCCGTGCCGACTGAGACACAGGACAATCACGGCAATGTCGTCGGGTTTCGGCGTCGACCAGCCTGATGTTTGAGCCAAGCCATCGCATTTTCAGGCGACATCACGAAGGCGTGATGCGGCGCCGGAGTTAACGATCCGAAATTTTGACTCAGATCAACTGTTTCCCGCGAATCCGGGGCATAGGGGCAGCATTCCCACACGAACGGAGACCCAGGAAATGCGCGTTAACCTCGCAAACGAAACTGCAACCACAATATGGCGGACAACGGCCGACCAATCGGTACCCCGCCATCTTCTTGACCCCGCCAATCGCATTGAACAATCGCAATTGATCCTTGCCGGCGAACACCAGGTCTGCCTGTCAGAAGCCTTCGACATCTTCATGGATGCAAAGTCGCGGGGCTATCGGTCTGGTGCTCGATTACTCGATGCCGTTCGTGGTGAACACTGGCGCCGGATCAGCGGTGCGAATACCCAGAGCGCGAAGCGCGTTTGGACGTGGGCCCTTGGGAATCCGATCTTCTCCGACATTGATCGGGAAGATGTCGTCCTCGCATTGGCGAAGATCCGAAACCTTCCGAAATACTTCGGCAAACGCTGCAGCAATGGCGCCGTTAATGAAAGTGGGCTGGGAAAACAAACTTCTGCACCCGACCGCATCAGTATCTCGACATTCCTGAAGTTCGGGCGGACGGCACGGCAGGTTGGCGATCTACTGGTCGAATTGAATCTCGAAGACGCGAACCCGTTCGACATCTGTTCCTGGTCGACGGCCGAGGAGGCCTGTCTGCGGCAGCAGGAGCGCCCATTCGAGGTCGTGTCGCGGAGGTGGTGGAAATTCGAGGGCGGCGTAATCTCCGGGTGAACTGACACCCACCCAACCGGCGGCGGCAACCGCCAGGGAGATCACGCCATGAACCAGATTACCGACACCGCGAGCTTTGCGCTACTGGCCGAAGAGGCCGGGTTCGATCTGATCGAAGAGCGGCTTCGAGCCAACGTGCGCGCGACCATCGAAGCCGTGTTCGAAGAGGAGCTGGCCAGCTTCCTCGGCCGGCTTCGCTACCGTCGTGGGGACGGCCCGGCAAAAGGCTATCGCCACGGTCACCGGAAGCGACAGCTCACCGGCACCTTTGGCACCGAGACG